ATGACGATCCGGAGCGCCGCCGCGAGGAGCTTGCGCGCCGCATTGAACGCCTGCTCCAGCGTCGATGACGTGATGTGGCTTGCAAGTGCATTGAAGGATGAGGACCTCGCGTTCCTGCTCGATGACTGGCAGGTCTGGGCAAGGGACGATCAGCTGCCACCAGCAAAGACACCGGACGGTCGCCCGTGGAGGGTCTGGCTTGTACTTGGAGGGCGGGGAGCGGGAAAGACCCGAGCCGGCGCCGAGTGGATCAGGGCACAGGCACTGGGGCTCGCGCCCCACGCGCCAACTGTGGCGGGGCGCATTGCTCTGGTGGGCGAGACGATCAACGATGTGCGCCGCGTAATGATCGAAGGCATATCAGGATTGCTGTCGGTACACAGGGACGATGAGCGGCCGCGCTTTGAAGCCTCGAAGGGAAGGCTGATCTGGCCGAACGGATCTGTCGCCGAGATATTCTCGGCAGAGTGTCCCGATGGCTTGAGAGGACCGCAGTTCGCTGCCGCCTGGTGCGACGAGTTGTGCAAGTGGCGCAATGCGGCAACGACCTGGGACATGCTGCAGTTTTCATTGCGCCTTGGAGACGAACCGCGCGTGATGGTGACAACGACGCCGCGGCCGATGGCGCTTCTGAAGGCGATCCTGACCGATGCCGCGACCGTCGTGACGCGCGCGACGACAGCAGACAATGCTGCAAATCTCGCCGCTTCGTTCATCGCGGACATCGAGCGCCGCTACGCCGGGACGTTGCTCGGGCGCCAAGAGCTGCTCGGCGAACTGATCGAGGGAAAGACAGGCGGGCTTTGGCGCCGCGACTGGATCGATGAGGCACGTGCCACCTCGGCTCCAGACCTCAGAAGCATCGTGGTGGCGGTCGATCCGCCCGTAACAGCAACCGCGCAGTCGGACGCATGCGGCATCGTGGTAGTCGGCGTCGCCGACGACAAGCGGGCCTATGTCATCGATGACCGTACGGTGCAGGGACGAGAGCCAAACGTCTGGGCGCGCGCGGTGAGTGCTGCTTATCACGACTACGGTGCTGACCGTGTCGTTGCCGAGATCAACCAAGGCGGCGATCTGGTGGTGAGCGTGCTGCGGCAGATCGATGCTGCAATGCCGGTGCGGACAGTGCGCGCGACGCGCGGCAAGTGGCTGCGCGCAGAGCCGGTCGCGGCGCTTTATGCGGAAGGGCGAGTGGTTCACGCCGGTGTCTTCGAGGCGCTGGAGGACGAGATGGTGGCTTTCGGCACCGACGGCCGTGCGAAGGGCCGTAGTCCGGACCGCCTGGATGCGCTGGTGTGGGCGCTGACGGACTTGATGATTGATCCGCCGCCGCCAAGAAGGCCACCGCTGATGCCGTTGATACGGCGCCTGTGACGCGACGGTCTGGACGTCTCGCGTGGCACGCCACGCCGCTGTTTGCTGACACCAACAAAAGACAAGGATCGATGCATGCCGCGCATGACACGGGCGCTGGCACGGCTGATGCCGTGGCGTGTTCAACGCGAGCCGGTGATCGCGACGAAGGCGAGCCGGGCACATCGCCTCGTTGCATTGGAGCAGCTTGGGCAGCCGCAGTGGACGCCGCGGGACTATGCAGCGTTCGCGCGAGAAGGCTTCATGCAGAATGCGATCGTCTACCGATCGGTGCGGATGGTGGCCGAGGCAGCTGCCTCTATCCCGCTACTGCTCTATGAGGGGCCTCGTGAAATCGAGACGCATCCGCTACTCGATCTCATTGCGCATCCAAGCGCCGATCACACTTCGGCGGATTTTTTCGAAAGCTGGTACGGCTATCTCCTGGTTGCGGGAAACGCCTACGTGGAAGCGGTGGGCATCGAGGGACAACTGCGCGAGCTGCACGCGCTGCGTCCTGACCGAATCAAGGTGATACCCGGGCCGGATGGCTGGCCGGAAGGCTTCGAGTACACGATTGCTGGACGCAGCATTCGGCTGCAAGGAGAGGCCGTTGAGGACGTGCGCCGCGTGCTTCATGTCAGGCTGTTCCATCCGGCGAACGACTACTACGGCATGAGTCCAATCGAAGCCGCCGCGACTGCGATCGACATCCACAATCAGGCAGCCAAATGGAACAAGGCGCTGCTTGATAATTCGGCGCGTCCGTCCGGAGCCCTGGTCTATGCGACACGCGAGGGGCAGCTCACGGATGAGCAGTTCCAGAGGCTGAAGGATGAGTTGGAGGCGGGTTTCCAGGGTGCCCGCCACGCGGGGCGGCCGATGCTGCTCGAAGGCGGACTCGACTGGAAGCAGCTGTCTCTGTCGCCCAAGGATATGGACTTCGTTGAGGCAAAGAATGCCGCTGCCCGCGAGATCGCGTTGGCGTTGGGCGTGCCGCCGATGTTGTTGGGCATCCCCGGCGACAACACGTATTCCAACTACCAGGAGGCGAGCCGCTCTTTCTGGCGCCAGACCGTGCTTCCGCTCGTGACCCGGACGGCGAAGGCCATGTCCGCATGGCTCGCACCTGCCTGGGGCGGCGGACTGGATCTGCGGCCCGATCTCGATCAGATCGAGGCACTGGCAAGCGAGCGCGATCAGCTCTGGACGCGGCTTGAGAGGGCGAGGTTCCTGACAGTCGACGAGAAGCGTGCAGCAGCAGGCTACGGGCCGATGGCGGCGACCGAGGGTGGCGGTGATCTGGCGGCTAAGTAGAACCCGAACAGCGGATTCCGGTCGGCAATCTGAGACCCGCGATCTCCTCCAGGGGCAACATTCGATAACCAGAAACCATTGAGAGGTTTGCCGATGGCAGATCGTGACGAGGCGCGCGCAGCACGTGTCGAGTCGAAGTTCACCGCACTCGACTTGAAGAGCGTAAGCATCGACGGCGCGTTCGAAGGCTATGCGAGCCTCTTCGAACGCGAGGATCTGGGACGCGACATCATCGTGCGCGGTGCCTTCGCCGAGAGTCTCGCAAAACGGGGCTCGCGTGGTGTCCGCATGCTGTTTCAGCATGATCCGGCACAGCCGATCGGCGTGTGGGATGAGATCGTCGAGGACCGCAAGGGGTTGCTGGCAAGAGGACGCCTTACGCCTGACGTTTCCAGAGCGCGTGAGGTGCTTGCGTTGATGCGAGCCGGCGCGATCGACGGCTTGTCGATCGGCTTCAAAGCCGAGAAGGCGCGACGCGACGCACGCACCGGCATCAGGCGGCTCGAGAAGGTCGATCTATGGGAAATCTCCGTGGTGACATTTCCAATGCTGCCTGACGCGCGCATCGCAAGCGTCAAGGCACGCCCGTTCGCGGCGCGGCTACCGACAGAGAAGGAACTCGCACGCTGGCTCGCGCGGGATGCCGGGCTCACGCGGTCTGAGGCGCGCGCGTTGATGCTCAGCGGTTTGAAGGGTCTACGTGCTCTGCGGGAAGCGAGCGCGGGTGGCGGTACGGAGGAACGGCTGGCGGCGCGCATGCGCCAAGCGGCGCGTCATATCAGCCATGACCTCAACAGGTGACAGTCTCAAGCGCAGGAAGCAGGACAACATGACAGAGAGAACGGACTACGAGACGAAAAACGCAGGTGGGGATGTCGCGCAGGCTTTCGACGAGCTCCTGCGCGCATTCGAGGAGTACAAGGACACGAACGAGCGCCGGCTGGAGGAGATCGAGCGGCGAACTGTTGCCGACGTGGTGACGGAGGAGAAGCTGGCCCGCATCGATCGCGCGCTCGATCATCTCCAGGTACGGTCGCAGCGGCCGCCGATAGGGGGAGGGACGGTTCGATCGACTGCATCGCAGCAGCACAAGACGGCGTTCGAAGGCTATGTGCGCACTGGCGAGACGGTGCAGCTGCGCGCGATCGAGAGCAAGGCACTTTCGATCAGCTCCGACCCTGACGGTGGATACCTCGTGCCGGAGGAGACGGAGACGACCATCAATCGTGCGCTGCGCGATATCTCTCCGGTCCGAGCGATCGCCGGTGTGCGCCAGGTCTCGGCCTCAGTCTACAAGCGGCCGTATGCCGTGAGCGGTCTCGCGACTGGCTGGGTTGGCGAGACGACGGCACGGGCCGAGACAGCGACGCCGACACTTTCGGAGATCGCGTTTCCGACGATGGAGCTCTATGCGATGCCGGCCGCAACGGCGAGCCTGCTCGACGACAGCGCTGTCAATATCGATGAGTGGCTTGCCGAGGAAGTCCGCGTCGCCTTTGCCGAGCAGGAGGGCACGGCCTTCGTGACCGGAGACGGTGTCAACAAGCCGAAAGGCTTTCTCACCTATCCGACTGTCGCGAACGCCAATTGGACGTGGGGTAACATCGGCACGATCTCGACGGGCGTCTCCGCCGCCTTCCCTGCGAGCAACCCGGCGGACAGGCTGATTGACCTCGTCTACGCCGTGAAGGCCGGCTACCGGGCCAACGCGAACTTCGTCATGAACCGCGCGACGCAGGCTCAGGTCCGCAAGCTCAAGGACGGCGATGGCACCTATCTATGGCAGCCGGCTTCCGAGCCCGGCACCCTGCCCACGCTCATGGGCTTTGCAATTGCTGAGTCGGAAGACATGCCGGACATCGGCGCTGAAAGCCTGTCGATAGCATTCGGTGATTTTCGCAGAGGCTACCTGATCGTCGACCGGGTCGGCATCCGCGTGTTGCGTGACCCCTTCAGTGCCAAGCCGTACGTGCTCTTCTATACGACCAAGCGCGTCGGCGGCGGCGTTCAGGACTTCGACGCGATCAAGCTCATCAAGTTCGGCGTCTAGGTAAAGCACGCTATGCGGAGGCTCGCCATCTGCCTCCTAACGGGATCGCGCATTGTCCTCCCCGATGCGTGGTGGTTGCGAGGCCGTCCCCTTATCCCCGCGGCGGTCTCGCCTCTTATTCTCAAGCCATCAGATCGTTGCCGTTGAGGAGAGTGAGATGGCGTTGGTTCTGAGAGCGGCACCTGCGGCAGAGCCGGTCAGTCTGGAAGAGGTGAAAGCTCATCTGAGAATCGATGGAGATGCCGAGGACGCACTTGTTGCGAGCCTGATGTTGACGTCGCGGCTGCACATCGAGGCGGCATTGGGTCTGGCGTTGATGATGCAAAGCTGGACTTTGAATTTGGACAATTGGCCGCGCAAGCGACCGGTTCTCCTGCCACTGCATCCGGTGGTGTCGGTAGGCGAGGTCCGCATTCTTCGTCGAGACGTCGTGCCCCATGTGCTCTCGAGTGATGCGTATCAGCTCGACGATGCGTCGCGGCCGGCGCGGCTTCATGTCGAAACAGCCGCGCAGCTTCGACCCGATCGTCCACTCGGCGGTATCGAGATCGACTTCGTTGCGGGCTACGGCACCGCTTCTGCCGACGTTCCAGCGCCTGTTCGACAGGCCCTCATGATGCTTGTAGCTCACTGGTATGAGCACCGCGACCCGATCGAGATCGGCGCGCCGGTAACAAGCGTACCGCACAACGTCAACCGACTGCTCAACCCTTATCGCCCGGTGCGGATGTGATTGCGATCAGGATCGGCGAGTTGCGCCACCGCCTCGCACTCGAAGCGGTGATGCGCGTGGACGACGGAGCCGGCGGCGCCGATGAGACGTGGCATACAATCGAAGAGCTATGGGCAGCGATCAGGCCGCTAAGCGGCAGCGAGAGGGAAGCTGCCGATCAGATTGGTGGCAGGGTCACGCACGAGATCTGGGTGCGCTATCGGACAGGCGTCAAACCCGACATGCGGCTCCGTGGCGGATTACGCATCTTCGAGATACGGGCCGTGCTCGATACGGCGGAGCGCCGGCGCTTCCTCAAGTGTCTTGTCGAGGAGCGCGACCTGTGAGGATCGGCGTCCGTGTCGAAGGCGTCGGCGGCCGATTGCGGCGGCGTGCGCCGGCTCGGGTCGAGGCACTCGTGCGAGATGCGATGGCGGACCGCGAATGGAGAGAGCGGACGCAAGGCTTGAATGTAATGCCGCCGGCCGATCACCAGGGCGGTGAGACTGGAAACTCGACGAAGCAGGAATAGCAGATATGGCGAGCGCCGCACTGGATCTGCAACGATCTCTCTACCAGGCGATTCGAACGAGCGCGGAGATCACGTCGTTGCTCGGTGGTGCCAAGGTCTACGACGACGTACCGCAGCGGACCGACTTTCCTTACATCACGCTCGGGCAGAGCATCGTGCGCGACTGGTCTACCGGGACGGAAGCAGGTCACGAGCACGTGGTGACAGTGCACGTCTGGTCGCGGTCCGCCGGCCGCAAGCAGACCCACGAGATCATGGGCGCGTTGCAGGCAAGGCTGCACGATCAGACGCTACCACTCGTCGAGAATCATCTCGTAAATCTTCGTCACGAGTTCTCCGACGCCCGGCGGGAGCCGGATGGAGATACCTACCACGGCGTTGTGCGATTTCGGGCAGTGACGGAGGCCATTTAAGGCGGCGGGCGCATCAAGCAGGGCTCGCTCCTGGCTCTCGATGTGCCCGCTGCCGTTGGACCAGGACGACGTCGACACACATTCTGGAGGATCTCTAATGGCGGCACAAAAGGGCAAAGATCTGCTCTTGAAGGTCGATGCCGATGGGTTTGGAAACTTCACGACTGTTGCCGGTCTCAGATCGCGCACACTGTCGTTCAACACAGAGGCCGTCGACACCACGGATTCCGAATCGGCCGGGCATTGGCGCGAGCTGCTCGGCGGTGCCGGCGTGAAATCGGCGCGCGTCACGGGAGCCGGAATTTTCAAGGACGCCGCTTCCGACGAGCTGATCCGCGGTCTCTTCTTCAACGGCACCATACGCAATTGGCAAGTCCATATTCCTGACTTTGGCGTTGTGAGCGGTGCAATGCAGGTGTCCTCGTTCGAGCTGAGCGGGCGCCATGACGGTGAAGTCGCGTTTGAGCTTTCTATGGAGAGCGCTGGCGAGTTGACATTCGAGCCGCCTGAAAGGGGAGACCTCAGACACATGGCCAACAGGCGCCGTGGCGAGATCGATGCCACACTCGACGGAAAAACCTACCGGCTATGCCTGACGCTCGGCGCACTCGCAGAGCTTGAGCATGCTTTCGGAGACGAAGACATGCTTGCGCTGACGCGACGCTTCGAGTCCGGGCGGATCGCCGCTCGCGACGCAATGCGCATCATTGCAGCGGGCCTGCGGGGCGGCGGTGCCGATGTCAGCGATGACGACGTGGCCCGCATGCGGGCGGAGGGCGGTGTAGCTGGATATGTGGATATCGTCGCCAGGCTATTGGCGGCAGCGTTCGACAGCGAGCGAGTTGGCAACGCGCACGACCAAGTGGCGGGGGACACGATTGCAGCCGACGGGGGCAGAGCGGTCAACGGCCCTTTCCCTGGGACGAGGTGATGGCGTCGGGGCTCGGGCTACTGCGTCTTTCTCCGTCTGATTTCTGGAACATGACCCCTCGAGAGCTAGCGAGCGCGCTACGCGGCCATCTTGGTCTGCGAGGGGATGAGTCCGCACCAACGCGTCGTGACCTCGACGCCCTGATGAAGCGCTATCCTGACAGGTAGGTTCGAGCATGGCAGGCGTCGCCGGTCCCGATGAAGAATGGGTTGTCACGATCAGCGCCGATACGTCGCCGCTGAGGCGGTCTCTCGAGGACGCAGAACATTTGGGACGGCGATTCAGCAGCAGCCTCATTCAAGCCTTCGAGGGGATAGCGCTGAAGGGCAGGAGCCTTGGAGACGTGCTTAAGTCGCTCGCGCTCAGCCTCTCCGACATCGTGTTGAAGGCTGCGTTGCGGCCGTTGGAGCAGGGGATAGGCAATCTTGTTTCAGGTCTCGTCGGGGGCATCGGGTTTGCCGATGGCGGCGTGTTCAATCGCGGCTTGCCCGTGCCGTTCGCGCGCGGTGGCGTGATCCAGAGCCCGATCGGATTTCCGCTCCAAGCGGGGCGAACGGGTATTGCCGGCGAGCGCGGCGCCGAGGCGATCCTGCCGCTTGCGCGCTCGCGGGATGGGCGACTGGGTGTCGTGGCCGAGGGAGGCTCAGCGATAAATGTGACGCTCAACGTGACGACGGGTGATGCCGAGAGCTTCCGCAGATCCGAGTCCCAGATAGCTGCGATGCTGGCGAGGGCCGTGTCTTACGGCCAGCGCAATCTCTGATCCGCAACGTCGTGCCTGAGAGACGCTGACGATGAATTTTCATGAGGTGCGATTTCCAACCGACATCTCCCGCGCCTCTCAAGGCGGACCGGAACGACGGACCGAAGTCGTCGTTCTTGGTTCGGGACGAGAGGAGCGTAATGCGCGGTGGGCAGACTCGAGGCGAAGCTACAACGCTGGATATGGCGTGAAGTCGCTTGATGACCTGAATGCAGTCGTCGCCTTCTTCGAGGAGCGCCGGGGCCGGCTCTACGGATTTCGCTGGAAGGACCCCATCGATTGGAAATCGTGTGCAGGCGGCGAGGTGATCTCACCGCACGACGTGACGATCGGGACCGGCGATGGCACATCGGCGACATTCCAACTCATCAAGACCTACGGATCAGCATTCGCACCATGGCAAAGGGTCGTCTCAAAGCCGGTTGCGGGAAGTGTGAAGATCGCGGTCGATGGTGTGGTCGCATCTGAGGGCAGCCATTGGGTGCTCGATGCCACCACCGGCATCGTGACGTTCCTGACGGGAAGCGTTCCGGGCGACGGAGCGGTGATTACCGCAGGGTTCGAATTCGACGTTCCCGTGCGCTTCGATAGCGATCGGCTCGAGGTCAATCTGCAGGGCTTCGGTCACGGCGCCATTCCAAGCATCCCAATCGTCGAGATACGGATATGAGAGAGGTTCCAACCGAGTTGGCGCGGCACCTGATGACGGGCGCGACGACGTTGTGCTGGTGCTGGCGTCTGACTCGCAAGGACGGCATGCATCTTGGCTTCACGGATCATGATCGAAATCTTGAGGTGGAAAATACGACGTTCGAGGCCGCGGCCGGGTTCACGGCGTCGGAGATGAAGCAGTCGCTCGGATTGAGCGTCGACAACCTGGATGTCACAGGCGCGCTTTCCTCCGGGCGCCTGACCGAAGCGGATCTCGCGGCGGGACTCTATGACGATGCAAAGGTGGAAGTCTTCCGCGTCAATTGGCAAAGACCTGATCAGCATGTTCTGATGCGTGTTGGCAGTCTGGGTGAGGTGCGACGTGCTGGCACATCGTTCTCCGCCGAGGTGCGCGGACTAGCTCATTATCTGCAGCAACCCAAGGGCCGGCTTTTCCAGTATGCCTGCGATGCCGATGTCGGTGACGAAAGATGTGGTGTCGACCTGTCTTCATCGTCTTACCGCGGAGAGGGGACGCTCATAACGGCGCGAGACGAGCGAGTGCTTTCGGTTGAAGGTCTTGGATCCTTCGAAAGCGACTGGTTCACGCGAGGACTTTTGACCTTCACATCGGGGCCGGCGAAAGGGCAGGCTGTGGAGATCAAGAGACACGCGCGCCGCTCAAACGGTGAAGTCATCATCGAGTTGTGGCACCCGGCGCGCGCGCCTCTTGTGGCAGGCCAGACTCTGGTCGTGACGGCCGGTTGCGACAAGCTCATCGAGACCTGCCGCAACAAGTTCCAGAATGCCATCAACCACCGTGGCTTTCCTCATATGCCGGGCAATGACTTCGTCACGGGTTACGTGCGTCGCGGTGGCGCGTGATGCGTGCTGATCGCTTGTCGCGTGCAAGGATAGCGCTGGCAGCGCGCGCCTGGATCGGCACACCTTATCATCACCAGGCAAGCACCAAGACCGTCGGAACCGATTGCCTCGGGCTTGTCCGAGGCGTCTATCGCGAGGTGATGGGACAGGATGCCGTGAGGCCGCCTGCCTATACGGCAGACTGGGCTGAGGTGTGCGGCCGCGAGACGCTGATCGAGGCAGCAAGGTTGCATCTGGACGAGCGGCCGCCAGATGACGCTGGCGTTGGTGATGTCGTCATCTTCCGCATGAGGCCAGGCGCGCCGGCGAAGCATGCCGCCATTCTCGTATCCAAGATCGCATTCGTGCATGCGACAGAGCGGGTCGGCGCGGTGGAGGCAAGACTGACGTCCTGGTGGCGCCGCCGTCTCGTAGCAGCATTTGCTTTTCCTGGAGTCGAAGACTGATGGCAACTTTGGCTCTCGCGGCCGTCGGTGCCGCCGCTGGCAGCGCCATTCTGCCAGCCGGTGTAACGCTCTTTGGTGCGACCTTGACCGGTGCGGCGATCGGAGCTCAGGCCGGCGCATTTGCAGGCTCCTATGTCGATCAGATCCTGTTCGGCTCGCTCAACGGCAGCCAGACAGTGCGGGGGCCGCGCCTCAGCGATCTTCATGTTACGGCATCGACTGAAGGCAGTCCGCTTCCTCGTGTCTATGGGCGTGCCCGACTCGGCGGCCAGATCATCTGGGCCAACGAGATCGAGGAAGAGGTCGTCACGAGCACCGCGTCCGGTAGCGGCAAAGGCATCGGCGCGAGCGGTCCGAAGACCCAGACCTACAACTACTACGCGAGCTTTGCTGTCGCCCTGGCGGAGGGTGAGATTACGGGTTTGGGCCGCATCTGGGCGGATGGCGCTGAGATCGATTTGTCGCAGACTATCTACCGTCTGCATCATGGAAGCGAGACACAAGAGCCCGATGAGTTGATAGCGGCAATCGAAGGACCGGATAGCACGCCCGCATTTCGCGGTGTCGCGTACGTCGTATTTGACCGCTTGCCCCTCGCTGATTTCGGCAATCGCGTTCCCCAGCTCTCCTTCGAGGTCTTTCGCGACGTCGAGCGCTTCGGTGAAAAGGTTCGCGGCGTCGTTCTGATCCCAGGCTCCGGAGAGTTCGTCTACGCAACGACGACCGTGTCGACAGGGAGGTTCGGCGTCAGTCAGCCGATCAATGTGCATACCCGGCAAGGCGGCAGCGACTGGACGGTGTCGCTTGATCAGATGCAGCGCCAATTACCGAAGGTGGAGAATGTTTCGCTCGTCGTAAGCTGGTTCGGGACCGACCTTCGCGCAAACCATTGCGAGTTGCGCCCAGGCGTCGACAGTGCGGCGAAAGCGACCTTTCCGTTGCAGTGGCGCGTTGCGGGGCTGTCTCGCAATGAAGCGCCAGTCGTCAGTGCGGTGGACGGCCGTGCGGCTTATGGCGGCACACCATCGGATGACACGGTGGTGGCGGCGATCAAGGACTTGCGTGCGCGCGGCTATGGCGTGACGCTGACCCCGTTCATCCTCATGGATATCCCAGCCGACAACGCCTTAAACGATCCCTATTCCGGGTCCGCGTCCCAGCCAGCCTTTCCATGGCGTGGGCGGATCACGTGTGATCCGGCGCCAGGTGTGTCCGGATCAGTCGACGGGGAAGCAGCGGCAGCAGCACAGGTCTCTGATTTCGTCGGCACCGCGGCGGTGCGCGATTTCTCGATCGCTGGCGAGACCGTGAGGTATTCAGGCCCTGTCGAATGGAGTTTCCGCCGGATGGTGCTCCACTATGCGCATCTTGCAAAGGCGGCCGGCGGCGTCGACACGTTCGTGATCGGCACAGAGTTGCGCGGGCTAACGAGCATCAGGAGTGGACCGGGTGAATATCCGTTCGTCTCGGCGCTGGTGCAACTCGCAGGCGACGTCAGGACAGTTCTCGGCCCGGAGGCTAAGCTCACATATGCCGCGGACTGGACCGAGTATTTCGGCCACCAGCCAGCGGATGGATCCGGCGACGTATATTTCCATCTCGATCCGCTGTGGTCGTCTGCCGACATCGATGCCGTCGGTATTGATCTTTATTGGCCACTCGCAGATTGGCGCGATGGTGTCCAGCATCTTGACGCATTGAGCGGTGCGCCGTCGATCTACGATCGACAGTATCTGGCAGGGAATGCAGCAGCTGGCGAGGGCTTCGATTGGTACTATGCCAGCGATGCGGACAGGAGCAGCCAAGCCCGCACGATCATTGAGGATGGCGGTTACGCCAAGCCATGGGTCTTTCGATACAAGGATTTGAGGTCTTGGTGGTCGGAACAGCATTTCAATAGACCAGGTGGGATCGAGGCGCCAACGCCGACCTCTTGGCAGCCGCAGTCCAAACCAATCTGGTTCATGGAGATCGGGTGCCCCGCAATCGACAGGGGGGCCAATCAGCCCAATGTCTTCGTCGATCCCAAGAGCAGCGAGAGCGCGATGCCTTACTTTTCTCGCGGCACGCGCGATGATCTGATGCAGCGCCGCTACGTCGAGGCGCTGACCGGGGCATTCGATCCGGAGTCAGATCTGTATCGCTTGAACGCTAATCCTTTTTCGCCGGCGTATGGTGGGCGAATGGTTTCGCTCGAGCGCATGTACGTCTATGCATGGGACGCAAGACCCTTTCCAGCCTTCCCGAATGATCTGGAAACATGGGGCGACGGTGAGAGCTGGCGCTTGGGTCATTGGCTCAACGGTCGGAGCGCGAGTGTCTCGCTCAGCGCACTGGTGAGGCGCCTAGGGGTTGATTTCGGCGCAGACGACATTGAGGCAACTCGGCTTGAGGGTATCGTGCCGGGCTTTGTCGTCGATCGCGTCATGTCGCTGCGTGATGCAGTCCAGCCTTTGAGTCTCGCCTACTTCTTTGACGCTGTTGAGAGTGGCGCGAAGGTCGTCATGCAGCACCGGGCAGGAGGTTCTGAGCTTACAGTTCTTGATGAGCAGGACCTCGTCGAGCGAGATGCCAACGACCCGCTGTTCACGCTCGTTCGCAGTCAGGAAACCGAGCTGCCTGCATCGGCGAAGATCACGTATATTGGCGCAGTTGATGACTATCGCCAGCAGGTCGCCGAGTCGCGCCGGCTGATCGGAGGAAGCACCCGCGTTTCACAGGCAGAGGTGCCACTGGTTCTCGAAGCAGAGCATGCTGGAGCCATAGCTGATACCTGGCTGCATGAGGTCTGGGCGGGGCGCGAGCGCGCGCAGTTTGCTCTGCCGCCAAGCCAATTGGCGCTGGAGCCCGGCGACCGAGTGGCCCTGCGGACGAATGGCGCTTTGGTCAGCCTGCGTGTCACCGGGATCAGCGATGAGGCCGTTCGGGATATCGAGGCACGGCGGGTTGATGCGAGCATCTACGATCCCACAGCAGCGGTGCCTCGCCCGGCAGGCGAGGTGGTCGGCTCCAGCGAAGGACCACCGCTCGTCCATTTGTTGGACTTGCCGCTGCTGAGGGGTGATGAGCCTCCCGAGCAGGGGTATGTCGCGGCGCTTCGGCGGCCATGGCCGGGAAGCTTGGCCCTATACCGATCGCCAGGAAGTGCGGGCTACACACTCTCCAATTTGATCGGGAGGGCAGCAGTCATTGGAGCGCTTCTCGCGGATGTCGGTCCTGGGCCGGAGGGGCGTCTCGATAATGCAACGCGCCTCTCTGTGCGTCTGCTGGATGGGCAGCTGATATCTGTAACGCATCTGCAACTGCTTTCAGGCTCGAATGCTGCTGCCATCCAGGCGTCCGATGGCGGTTGGGAGGTCCTGCAGTTCGAGGCGGCGGAACTCGTCGCGCCGCTGACGTATGAACTCAGCGGGTTGCTACGCGGCCAGGCAGGTACCGATGCAGCAATGCAGGCTGGAGCGCTAGCTGGTGCGACCTTCGTTCTGATCGATGCATCGTTAACACCGGTGCCTCTGACGATCGACGAGGTTAGCCTTGCCTACAACTGGCGTGCCGGCCCCGCCAACCGGCCCGTCGGCGACGCAAACTACATCTCGCTTCAGCACACGTTCGCGGCGCTCGGCCTGCGACCGCTGTCGCCGGTTCATGTACGATCGATGAGGTCTGCAAGTGGCAGTGGCGATATCGAGTTGTCCTGGGTCAGAAGGACACGAAGCGGCGGCGACAGCTGGGAACTTGCTGAAGTGCCACTGGGAGAGACGACAGAAGCTTATGAGGTCGACATCCTGGATGGTGAGACAGTCAAAAGGACCTATGCAGCCAATGCGCCGAGGCTCGTCTACCCGCTTGCCGATCAGGTTGCCGACTTCGGCGCCGCGCAGCCAAGCTATACCGTTCGTGTCCATCAGGTGAGCAGCCTCGTCGGGCGCGGTACGGGGCGGACTGCGGTTATCTGAGCTCTTCGCAAGATCCCCAAAGGGCAGGCCAAAGATGCAGCAACCCGACTGGCTCGAGAGAGCCTGGCGCGACTACGGCGTGCGCGAAGTGCGCAGTGGCGACAATCCACGCATCGTCCAGATGTTCCGCGATGCGGGACATCCCGGCATCAAGAGGGACGAAGTTGCGTGGTGCGCGGCGTTTGTCGGGGCGTGCCTCGAAAGAGCAGGTCATAGAAGCACGCGATCCTTGATGGCGCGCTCCTACCTCCGTTGGGGTGACCACATAGAGTCATCAAGGGTTGGTGCGATCGCTGTGCTAAGCCGGGGCAGCGATCCGTCTCTCGGACACGTTGGCTTCGTTGTTGGCGAGGCGGAGGGGAAACTCTACCTGCTTGGCGGCAATCAGGGACAGCGCGTTTCTGTTGATGCATTCGACAGGTCTCGCCTGCTCGGGTTGCGATGGCCCTCGGCAGGAGAACAGGCGGCTGTCGGGTCTGAAAAGCTCGGGCAGGCACCCAAGAACGGTGCCGCTGGATCCACTGCCGCTGAGCGTGACGACGCTAGTGAGCCTGGTCCAGCCTTCGACGCTGCTCTTGCCCATGTGCTGGAGATGGAAGGCGGGTTCAGCGACGATCCCCATGACCCTGGCGGACCGACGAACAAGGGTATCACGCTTGAGGTCTTTGCACGGTGGCTCGGCGAGCGCGTCGATGACCGATCGCGGTCGCGTCTTGTCGCAAGGTTGAAGCGCATCCCCTCCGAGATGGTGCGCGAGATTTATCTCACCCGGTACTGGCGACCCGCGGGATGTGCCAGCATGCCGGCCGCACTTGCGACGATGCACTTCGATGCTGCCGTCAACCACGGTGTCGGTGCAGCGATACGCTTCTTGCAGCGTGCGGTCGGTGCGGATGTCGATGGGGAAATAGGTCCCCAGACGCGGAGCCGGATCGCGGCAGTCGATCCGTTGTCCACCCTTGTGCGGTACGCGGAGCTGCGACGCGAACGATACCGGGCACTTCATCACTTCTGGCGCTTTGGGCGTGGCTGGCTGCGCCGCGTTGACGACACCCTGGCACGAGCCAGCGTGCTCGTGAATGAGCCATCCCACGAGCCTGCGACAGACGTCGTCAGATCAGCCGGCAAACATTCCCTGCAATCCGACAGCCAAGGAGAAAGTCACATGACAACGGACGAACCTCAGAAATCCAAGCCGAAGTGGTGGGGCGAATCGATAACAATTTGGGGCGTCATCGTAACGGCACTGGCCACAGTCGCACCCGTGCTCGGACCGTTGATCGGCCTCGACGTTACGGCTGAGATGGTACAGCAACTTGGCCAGCAGGTCGTCGAAATTGCTCAGGCCGTTGGAGGGGTGATCGGTACCCTGATGGCGATCTACGGCCGGGTCAGAGCGACGTCCCCAATCGAGCGACGCTTGATCTCCGTCCGGATATAGTGCAGCGATCCCGAGGGGCTGCCATTCAGCGGCCGTTCACTCCTTTGTCGCTAGCCTATGATCATGGCCTGGAACCTATGTCGCTGTAGCGCCGTTGCCGCGGTCACCGCTCTGGTGATTGCGGCTTCGCCGTATGCCGCCTCGGCCGGCGGCGCCGAGTGCGTCAATGACTGGTCCAAGGCGGCGCGCGTAGTCAGCCAGGAGGGGCTGATCGGTGTCGAGCGTCTCCTGGAGCTGGCGGCATCCGCCTACAACGGCGCAATCGTGCGGACGACGTTGTGCCGCGATGGCGATCGCTACGTCTATCGTATCCTGGTGCGAGACCGGAACGGCCAGCTTAGCAAGCACATAATCGACGCAAGTCAGCCCCCCAAACGCTAG